GATCGCCGCGCTTCCCTTACTCACCTATACCCCCCCGCCGCGGGCTCCCAAAGCCGTTACAGCGCCTTCGCCGCGCTGGAATAGAGCGGAGATCATCGATTTTGTTCTAGGGGCTCTAACCCTGGCTTTCGGCTGTGCCGTGGCTTGGCTGATTTGCGCACTTTGAGAGGATAAAATGAGCGATTACGGAACCGCAATACTCGTGGGCGAACGTTTCCAACTGACCGCCGAGGTGGAACTATCAAACCGAATTTTCCCCGGATGGTTTGGGGATGTCGAAACAGGTGAAAGCTACATTGCCGAATTCAACGCCCCGGCGATTGATTCAAAGGGTAATCGATGGCTTCTATTCTGGCAGTTTGAACAAGTAAAAGGCTGCGAAGAGGAAGCCGATTCCCTGAACTGGGAAGAACCAACATGGGTAAAAAGAGAGGAAAAATAATGACTGTACCTAATGCACCCCAGACGCCTCGCCCGCCGCCTATTTTCGTAGCCTATAAAAGCATGGTGCTACGCGGCGGCGAAATGATAGCGCGGGCCTGCTCTAAAACGATGGCGAAGCGGATTGCGAACGCCCTAAACGAACACAAAACTAATTCTGAGGGTGTATAAAAAGGGATTTATGTACTTGACTTCCGTTTCGTTGATTCATCGGGCTTTGGCTTCTTTTAATACATGGAGGGAACGGCAAATGATTACAGTCAATGATTTCGGCGGGGATAACGGATTGACCTTGGTTTTCAAATGTCAGGGTTGCGGCGAATGGCTGCATTACGAATACAGCGCCGATAACCTGGTCGAAGGAAAATATCGTCAGGGGTTGCTGAGCGTTGCTCTTGCGGCGGTGAATGATGAGCATGAATGCGATGAGGATGAGGAGGCCTAAATGTCCCGTTCCACTATTAGCACCTTCAAGCTGTTCGAAATGTTCCCCGATGAAGAAACGGCCCGCGTCTACCTTGAGAGCCGCCTCTGGCCCAAAGGTGTTAGTTGCCCAACCTGCGCCGGTCGGGATCGCATCACACCCCGCAAGGCTGGTTTCCGTCGCTGCAACAAAGTTGATTCCCTCAATTTTGTCAAGAAGAAAATGAGGAAAATCTGCGGGCGAGGGAATTAAGTACGTAAATCCCTATAAAAAAGGCCCCCCTGGCAAGTGGGGGGCCTTTACTCCTCTTCATTCTTTTTCTCCTAGAGCCCTAAGCATTTTGCCAGCGTCGGCGCCCAAAGCGGCGCAGATCCGGGCGAAGACGAGGACCGGTATATCGGATCCGGCCTCGTAGCGGTAAATAGTGTTCCGGCTCAGGCCGGCCTTTTGGCCAAGTTCGGTCTGATTCAAGCCGGCATCCTGGCGGAGCTCGCGCAATTGCTCTCCGATGGTCATTTCCTGCCCCCTGGCGGCTTGTGCCGGCGCTTTCGGAGTCCTGGGCATGGTTTTCCTCATTCCGATGTTTCCGATTCATCTACGGGGTCTATTTTGAGAAAATCGAAGATGTCATCGCGCATCATGAATAGTTCTTGCGCCTCATCTTCACTATCGGCTTCGATGATCCGCGACTGTTCCGGCAACCACCCCTGATATTTCAGCATTTTTTCCCTCTCCTAATTCCTCAATGGTGAAATCGAGCGCCCCCCCGCAAAGTGCGCATTTGCCGATAGGCGAGCGGGCGCCGGGTTTGTAAATGTGGATGTATCCGCAAAGCGCCTGGCCGATCTTTTGGGCCAAGTAAAGTTTTAGATTTCGTTGCCTCAGCGGATCCGCGAAGAAAACTTCCGTGGGGGCATCTTTGAGCATGTCGGCGAAAGGAATAATTTTCGCGTGATTCGGGTTGGCTACGCATTGGATACGCAACCGGATTCCTTTTATTCCTTTCATCCCTCGGCCTGAACTTCCTTGCCATCCTTGAGCCTGAGAATGGTTCCGAGTCCTTTTACCCCATTGCCTACGCGCGACATCCAAATTTGGAAGTTGTATTCGGCGGCGAGCTCGGCCAGACTGGCCATGCCGGACTCGTCCAATGCTTCGCCGTGGCGAACACACATCACATGCAGTTTTGGATTTGCAGCCATCCCGATGCGCGCCGAAAGTCTCATCTGCTCGCCGGTGCTCATGCTCTCGAGCGGCATGTTGTTAAAAGTCACTTCCGTCATGGCATCGTTGAATTGCAGTCCCTCAATGGGAATTTTTGCCTTGGCGACGGTCACGCGCTTTTTCTCGTCGCGCGCATTCATGGTTCGCGTGAGGTCATCGGATCTTAGTTTTTTAGCTTGGAGTTCGCCTTTTAGTTCTTCCTTGCGGCGCCAGGCGTCGATAGCGCGATTCGTTCTTTGCGCGCTGGTGAGCTCGGCTGTCAATACAACCATGTCCACTGTCTCGCCGGCCGGCGCCGCCTCCGCCTCGGCCTTGGCCTGGTCGGCGGCGTGCGCGAGCTCTTTGCGCCCGCTCTGGAGTTCTTTCAAACTGCCTTTTAGATCTTCGAGCCGCTTTTTAACAGTTTCTATTTCCTGATCGCGCAACTCAATTGCACGCTCCCGGTCTTCGACGGCCGCAGCTGCTCGCCGCGCCTTGTCCTCAAGTTCATGCTTGGCGCGAAAGAGTTCTTGAGCCTTGCGGTTTTGCTCGCTGGCCGTCTCAAGTTTGCGCATGATCGCCGCTTCGTCAAACTTCTCTTTCGGCAATCCTTCCTGAGTGTCCATTCCGTTAATCAGGGCTTCGAGTTCTCGGGCCTGCTGGTTAATCGCGTGCCGGGCCTTATAATCCATTTCCTGTTCAGTCGCCAGTGCCTCAAAATCTAAATCAATGTGGGCCGTCATCCGCAGCTTGGCAACTTGTTCTTTCGCGCTCATCCTGACGAATTCGAGCGGATCGAAAGTTAAAAGATCAAAGATCCGGTCTAAGAAATCCTGCGGTGTGGTGTCGCGTGTGCCCTTGATCATCTCAATATCGAGCGATGGAAGTTTGTTATCCCCCGCCCCCAGGCGCCGCGTAACAATAAATTCCATTTCCTCTCCGCCGATTCGCCCTTTCACTTCCATCGAATTCGCACCCTTGCGAACGGCTTTGACGGGCAATCCCTTGATCCCTTTGAGCAGGAACCAAATCGCATCGACGGCCGATGTTTTACCTGCCCCATTTCCCCCGGTGAATTGAACCATCTGGCCATCAGGCCGCACGTAGAGAAGTTCAAGAGCCTTGAAGTTCTCTGCTCGGAATTCCAAAATTTTCAGGTCGTTTTTCATTTTTTTCCTTTGTGTTTTGGTTTGTATTGCTTGAGGATGATCCGGCGCGCGCTGTCGTCCGCGCAACGATCCAACTGATCGAGCAGGGCATCGGGAAAATGCCACACTCGAAGGCCGAATTGCTGCTCGAGCATTCGCCGCCGTGGATCTTTCCTTCTGCCTGGTTGCGCCATCGTGCATCAAATCTAATGCAAGCGTTGCGCGAATTGCAAGGGGATTTTGAAAGATATTTGATGCAGGGGAAGGGCACGAAAAAAAGAGGGCGGCGGTGTCTCTTCCGATAGAGAGGGGGATTATTCTCGCCGCCCCCCGGAAAATTCGGCTCAGGGTATCTTAAGCCAATATCCGTACACGGTGCTCGCGTCGGCTGGATCCACGTTCCAGGTCGATCCCCAAACCATTTGAGTAAAGTCTCTATTTACAGTAGTATGTGGCTCGGCGTCATAGGTATTATCGCGTATCGCAAAGTCGCGCCCGAGGCGCCAGAAACTCGCGCTCGATCCGTCCGCGGCCGTGGCATCGATCTTCACGGCGATATTTTCCATCGCGCCCCATCCAGCATCGCCGCAGCTGAGGCAATAGACGGCGGCCGTAGCCGTGTGCGATTTGGTAAACACGGCTGTCGCGCTGGTGCCTGTGACGGCCGTCCAGATTACAGACTCCATGCCGGCGCCGGTGTCGATTGTCGAGACAATGCCCACCCCGATATTGGCCATGCTCGCCGGGAATACCGTGAAGGTGCCAGGCGTAACCGCCGTTCCGAGCGTCACCGCGAGCGGGAAGTCGGGCGTTTGCGGGATGTAAGACCCGGCGTTCATCATCGTCGAAATTTCCGCGTAGCCTGGCGTCGCTCCCCAAGTGCCCGTCATGTTGACGTGAGTCGCGCCGGCCTTGGCGCCGCGATAGGTGCCGGTCCCGCATCCTGTCGTTCGGTCGTAGCTGCATGGAAGTAAAATTCTATTTTGATTCGGCGCGGTCGTTGAGAGCGTGAGCATGTTGGAAATTCCCAGAGCTCTCGAATCCGCGGTATCGTTTCGATGACTGCCCACTTCGACAAGTACCGGGTTGCCATACACATCAAAGCCGGTATCCTGGTGCGCGCTGTAGGCGGCCGCGGCGCCTAAAAATGTATAGGTATCGCTGAAAATTTCCACCCCACAGCCCTGCACCCAGTTCACATCGAGCGAGCACGAGAGCCCTGTAATGGTCCCGCTCGTAATGGCTTGGTCATCGTTGGCGTGGGGATAGACGGCGGTAAATTGTGTACTCGTCGCGCTGGTGATGAGCACGAAGACATTGTTTAGATACGTCGCGGCCGACAAACTATGAAATTTAGCTTCGGTCCCGACTTTGAAACTGTTCGCGGCGGTGACGGTCAGAACGTTTCCGGTGATGTTTATGTGTGTCGGCGGGCTCGAGGTTCCGCTAACTCCGTTGCTCGATCCGGCTTGCCACAAGAGCGAGATAAACCGATGATCCTGGTGCTGCGACATGCGGAAGATGTTTTTGCCTGTCTGCCCGGCATTCCAGTACGCGGCGCAGCCGGCGGGCTGGCCGCCAGGGCAAAGCGTGTACCATTTTTGCTGCGTCGTCGCCCCGGTGCTTTTGTTGTAGCGGATCACATCGATTTTATGAGTTCCGGCGCCATCTACCTTGTCGCACGAGAATGTGAAATACGTATCGGTCTGGTCGAATAGGCCGCCTTGCCCGCCGCTCCCCGTCTCAATCTTGTTGCCGGCTACCCCGGCGCCGAGTTCGGGATTCGAAATCGAATCAGTCGTGCAAGAGAATGTTTGAATCACCGTGGGCGTTAAAGTGCAACTTGACGATGTGCACGTCGAAATATCTACGCTCATGAGGCTGAGCCCGTAAGCGGTTCCCGAGCTTCCCTGGAAATAGATAATGTTTTTATCCGTGGTCGTGTTGCCGAAATAAGCATCGCTGTCGATGCAGTCTGGATAAACCCCGACTCCGAGCGTCGTTGAAATCTGGTTGATGGGTGTCGGTGGCGTCGTCGTCGCATCGTAGAGGTTGACATAATCGCCGGCCAGGCCCGCCATCATGAATTTGGTATCGTCCGCGTTCCAGCTTTGCACCCTCGAGTAGCAGGGTATGACCTGGTTCGAAGCATTCGAGGGCGAAACGGTCAGCCGGTATTGCTTCGTTCCCCAGGTTGGATCTGTGTAAGAACTCCCCGCGGCCGGAATCGCCGGCATGGGCCAGGTAGAACAGGGAAGGATGCCGGCGCACACGTAATCGTTGGAATCGGTGAGCAGCGCGGCAAACTGCGGGGGAGTTCCGCTGGTGGGATTCGTCACTGTGACGCTGCCGAAACTAAAAGCGGGATAAAAACTATCCCCTGGATAGCTGGCCGTGTACACATGCGTTCCGGCGATCACGGTCGGAGTGATAAACGCATAGGTGCCGTCGCCAATCAGCGAAGCTGTTCCGATGGAAGTTCCATTGTCGAGGAACGTAAGCGGCGCCGTGAGCGCCGGCTGTTCCTTCGTGCTGATTTCCGTTGTGGGCTCGAGCACAGCTTGAATTGTGTACGTGGTCGCGCCGGTGTTGTTGTAGGTCTGGTTATTGTTGCTGGCCGGCGTCTTAATGTTGAGCTCGCCCACAAGCGGCGACCACATTGAAGTCGTACATGGATAGGCGCCGCCGCTGCCCGCCGTTCCTGTGGTGTTTGCCTGCGTGCCCGCTGCAAATTGCGTGAGAACAGACGAATGAACGCCTCCGACCGCCCCCAGGTAAGCGGTCGAATACTGATCGGTTGTAATGCTGCATTGCTGCGCGATGCCCTGGTTGGTCCCTTGGATCGCAAGCCCGTCGATCTGCGAGAGAATCGGATTGCCGCTCAAGCCCTGCCATGTGAAATTGCCGGAAAGCCCGGTCGTATACGGTGCGGTTGAGCCGAGCACATTGATGTTTTGCAGGTAGATATTTTTATAGATTGGCGTGTTGGTGCCGGTGTTGCACCCGTAGTTGGTATAAAAACGAATCGAATTTTGCTCATTGAACATGCAGTGATTTTGATATGTGACCTGGTTTACAAGCCCGCCGTTCGACGTGCTCGAACCGATTTGCAGGCCGGTCGATTGGTCATTATAGAGATTGCCATTTTGGACATTGCCGGTAAATAAAATATTAGAAATTCCGTATTGCGTAGCCGATCCGATGGCCAGGCCGATCCCGGCGCCCATTTGCGAATTGCTCACGGTGATATTCGACGTTTGCGAAGTGTCGGCTTTAATCGCCGTCTGATTGTCGCCATTTGAAATATAGCTTTTTGTCAGCGTCCCATTCGTCGCGTTGAGCGGATCCCAACCGTCGGTATTGGCCACTTCAAAAGGAGCGATTAATTTAACGCCCCATCCTAGAAAGCCGTTGCCGGTCCAGTTCACCAGAAAATTGCCCGAATCCTTCACCGTTACTTTGTACATCGTGAAGTCGTTCGCACCGACCAGGTTCACCGCGTTCGGCCCATAACTGTTGTTTCCGGCGCCATTGGGCGTACCGTTGGGCGAGCCATGCTGAGGACTCCCGCGTAAATTTATGTAGGCCTGGATGCGGTTGCCATAAAACGATTGGCCAGCATTGGGGGGCAAATAAGAGGCCCATCCACGACCGTTCAAGGTTCCATAGCCGTAAATTCCGCTTCCGCTCGAGCTCGGCGCGGTGATCCAGTGATTACAAAAGCTGGTTCCTGTCGTCACGAGTCCGCAATTCGATCCGCCCCAATCGGAGAGGGCGCGCGATGCCAGGACGTAAACGCCGGCGTCGATAATCACCCTCACCCCTGACGGCAAATTCCAGGGCGCCAGGACAAATGCCCTTTGCCCGCTGGCGCCCGGAACGAGCTCTACAGCCTGTCCGGAAGTGCAGGCATTGAGGGCACCTTGCACAGTGCTGTTGTCTGTAGTTTCCGATGCTATATAAGAGCTCGAGCTAGAGGATGGTTCATAATCTGTTCCCCCGGTGCAGCCGAGCGTACCGAGGGTCCCGCCGGTAGATCCGCAAGTCGAATTATATGGATCCACGTTGACCGCGTTTGTCGAAACTAAAAACTTAGTCGCGGCGACTTGCGAGCATACGGCCGGGAATGTCGGTTCGGTGATGGTGCGCGAATCGCCCGTTGCCAAGAGCGAAGGGCCAGGCGAACAATTCGCGCCGCATCCCGAGCGCAAGTATCCGACATATTGCGCGCCGGCCGGCACAGCTGCCAGCAGAATTAACAGTGCTATCTCGCGCCGACATTCCACGTTACATTTGCTCCCGCAGCCAGAGCCGACCCGCTGCCGTTGCATTCAGCCCAATTAAACGTCCCGGCCGTTACGTAGTACTGAAAATTGAGGCCGGCGCCTGGTGCCCATCCCGCAATTGCCGATGTGTTTGATGTCGGGGTGGGTGGGATAATCGAAGAAGTCGCAAGTAATCCTGTCATGGGTGTTGCCGTATAGACCGAGCATCCGCCGGCGGGGATTGAAGCTGTCCCAGTCGTGATCTGAATATTTGAGAGCCCTCCGGAGAGGGATGACAGCAATATTCCGCTGTCGTGAACTTGTCCGGTCGCGTTGTTGTAGATTGTAATATCTCCGGCAACGGTTGCGCCGGAAGGCTCATCCACCAAGTTCCCTGCCGCTGCGGTTGCCGGAAGAGTGAGGATATAAGTAGCAGCTGCTCCTGCTGGCGCAGTCAACTTCGCTTGAAATGCCGTGCCAGAAGAATTAAGACCCATATACGCCCACTGATCTTGTCCCGGCAAAGTGCTATTGGTCGTGTACAGGGTAGAACAGGCGGTTCCGACTACTGCCTTGCCATCATCGATCCACGAAACAATGTCTACATTAGGGGAAGGGACCGTATAAACGAGGCCCTCCGCGCCTGTTGCTCGCCCGCATACCCTATACGTAATCGCTCCCTGCTGTCGTGACCAGACAACTTTTACTGAGGACGTTGTTCCGGTTGTTACTGTCCCGCATTTCTCCGTGCTTTGGATCGTGGTTCCCGCTGAGTTCTGCGCCACGATGGTATAGCAAGGAGTGACGCCAGCGGAAAACGTTCCTCCTGTAGTCTGCGTGGTCACTGACACCGGGGTTGCAGGAGTGGCCATAGCTGAGGCGAGCGTATTGTCGTTGAACGTTGTTTTCGCAAACGGGTTGCTGAAAATAAGGTTACTTCCAAGGGTGAGTTCGTTCAGTCCCGGCCTGTAGGTAATAAGTGCCGGTGTGCCCGAAAAGTTCGAGAGCGAGAATAGGTTGTAGTTAAAAAATAAATCTCCGCAACCAGATACCGGACAGCCAATGCTGAATGCGGATGATGCGGAAGGATCGGGTGCCCATGTTGCGTTGATGAAAGAGCTAAATAATCCGGTTCCGCTTGCTCCTCCAAGGATTATCGCGCCTGGGGGTTTGCTTAATCCTCCATGCCCCATATAGGTATTGTTCGCTTGTAGGTTTGTGACGCTAATCGGCTGGAACGCGCTAGTGATTCCCGCCCCTTGGAACGATAGGCTAAGAGACCCCGAGGACCATGAACTAGGGTTTGAGATGTTATAGTTGGCTGCGAACTGGGTGCCGTGCCAGTTATAATGCTGCGGCTCGATCACAGCCTGCGGGGAAGCCCATGCTGCGTTATTCGGCTCAAGTGTGAACGTGGTCACGTTTCCCGGCGAGACGCTGGCCGGTGCCGTTCCGCTGCCGGGAGTAGTCACGTCGAGCACTTCGGCACCAGAGTACAAATTAAACGTCGATTGTCCATAGCCGGTTGTGCCGTAGGCTACAGTGGCCGTTGCGGACGCTCCCGCCCCGATGCTGCTTGCTTGGCTGCATCGTATCACCGTTACGCTAAATGGATCATGAAAGGTATTGGTACAGGTGCCGTTATACGCGCTCACTGCTGCGCCGGTAAATGTCACGCTGCCGCCATTCCAAAGTTCTGGGTGTATAGGAACTGTGCCGCCTGCAATAGAGAAGGTGACGATCCCGCCCGTATTGCTCAGACTGACAGCAGGATATGTCTGTACCTGAAACTGACCTGATCCAGTCGCACCGGGAATACTGTTATTGGGACCGAACCATGTCCAGATAAGAGTGCTAGCATCGGTTGCGCCGATAATCTCATAAGGAAAATTCAAGCTGTTAACATCGTTCGCTGTGGGATCAACGTAGGTTCCGCAAGGACCATTTGCCATCACCCACGAGGTCGATGCGTGTTGATGCCTTAATACTGCTGTGAAACTGGTAGCAGTCGCGGAAGTAGTCACAGCTTGCTCGTGGTAATTCCACGAAGACGTGGGTGTTCCCCCGAAACAAATAAGATCTCCCCCGCCGGTTGCGAACGTACCTGAAAGCATGGTCACGTTACAGGTGATAGAAGTTCCGGCGATTCCTACCGGGGCGCTGATAGCAGGAGAACAATTACCATTCAGGGTTGCCCATGCTGTCGAAGGCGTCACTGTCTGATCGATGGTGTAGGTTCCTGGCGTTCCACTCGATGCTGCGGTTGCTGTTTTTACATTGGCATTGCTCAGAACGGGTGCGCCTTTCAGGATCAGATAGCGCCCGTCACCGGGATTACCGCAATCTGCTGTGCAGTTTACTGTAACCGTAGTTGCGCTTGTGCTTCCCGTAGCCACGGTTCCGGCGTATTGAGTGGTTGCGCTCCCCGTGACGCTTCTGATCGCATGCTGTCCTTCGTCTGCTGGAGCGATGGCCCCACCATAATTCGAGCCGCTAACTTCTGCTATTTGTACATCTCCTATTCCCGCTTTCGTGACTCCCGCCGCGATACCCACGTTGAGACTGGGGCTATTAATCGTCTGGTTCGATATGATGCCCCCAAGTTGATGCCATCCCGAGGGACCAAAAGACGGTGCACCCAAATCAAGCCCCGGCGCGGAATAATACAAATCCTGTTCAAAGGCCCGATTGACTACAGAGATGCTCCCACTCCCCGTTGGAGCATTCTGAGTTAAATCGTTCTGTACGACTTGTTGGAATGGAATGTGATACAGGGAATTAATAAAGAGACTCGCAGCTGGATTGTGCGAGTATTCGGCAAAGTTAGCGCCACGAAAATCCCACAGTTGGGACTGACTAGGAGCCATGACGTGGTTAGCCGGATTGTTAAACGAATAGACTTCAATAGTCGCATAGCTAGGATCAGCAAAGACGGTCTTTCCTATCGCGGCACAGTTCGCTATGCCATTGTTTCCACTACCTATCGGAGACTGGTTGCCTATCGCATAGCAAAAATTGCCTAGCTGCTTCACATTGCCGCTTGTGTCCGCCTCCGCGCCCGTCACCGCGCCGAAAACTCCTGAGCGGTTGAATTGAAAAAGGCCCACGGCCGGGGCCGGATTTCCGCCTGTGCCCACAGACACGCATCCATTGATGGCCGGCGAATAGACTTGAGAGCCACTGTTGCAGCCGGTCGGCCATACGATTTGGCTTGCCGGGGAGATGGCGTTTAGATCGACGCATGTATTTGTGAGGTAGTTATAGATTTTCCCTGATCCGGTCCCGCATCCGACCGGCCAGCGAATTTGCGTATGCGGATTAACTTGCGTACCAGGCTGGCCGGCCGCGAACAACGGAAACAGGAATAGCGCGAAACTAAAAACTTTAAACCTGAATGCAGAGCGCATAAATGCTGTCTCCTAATTCCGTACTGAAATTGAGATTGATAATCGTTCCTCCGCCGCTCAGTGTGTAATCGGTTCCCGGCCCGGTGCCAGGCCGCATGAGCAGGCCGTTATAAAAAGCGGCGACCACCTGGCCGGGCGCCTGGTAGGTCCGTGGGGCTGTCAAAGTGCAGTTGGCTATACCCAGACCGCCAAGAGAGAAGCCATAAGGCGGCACAATTTGAACGGTCGTGCTTAAATCGAACGTTCCCCCGCCGATGAACTGGTAGGCGCCGCACTGGACTACATTGTCTTGGCCATCAAGAATCTCAATCGAGTAATAGGTATTGCTTGGCGCGATTTGATCGTTTCCCCACAACTGTATGGAGATGGGCGAGCCGGTTGAATAAACCGCGAAAGGCCCGGTTTTGGCGAGCATGGCCGTTCCGCCGATCAGGGGGAGAATGGGACCGAAGCCGCAGAGCGCGATGCGCAATTTGGCCGGGTTGGCGAGCGAGCCGGCCGGGGCGCCGGTTAGATCGTCCAGCGTTGCCGTCAGCGTTGTATTTGGCGTTATTGCCATTGTCTGCCTCAGTCGAAAAACGCCAGGAGTCCCATCTGTGCGCGCATGGGATGACTACGCGACTGACCTAAAATATTTTCGTTGAACCAGGGCGTATAGGGCCGATCGAGCCAGGCCCAGAAAAGGGCGCTCGAGGTCGCCGCTTCGAGCTCCCCACCATCGGCCGCGAATCTTTGCGCGGTGGGCGTTTCGTGGATTACTCGCGTGGGCCGCCCGGCGCCGTAATAGATGTCATCTATGTCGGCAACAAACCGCTGAAAAATGCGGTTGCTCGGATCCAATAGCGCGCGCTTCTTCGCCAGATTGCCCGCCGATTCCCAACTGTGCTCGATCACCGTCAGCCATTGGCCATCGAACCATCCAGCTTTCACGCGGTTGCGCACAATATAGGCGATTGCCTTCATCTGCTCGAGGCTCCCGCCTTCGCCGGCCTCGCGCGCCGCGAAGAGTGCAAGCGCCGCGCGTTGTACATCGTTCAAGGTCATTGGATGATCCCGGTGCTATTGCGCCATTCCATCAATTGCTGCATGTACCAGTTAGCCGCCGGCCCGGATCCGACCGGGAAAGCCTTGTGTGCCTGTTTTTCGGTGATCGTTCGATTGCGAATCATCATCAAAAGCGCGGTGCGCCAGCCTAAATATTTCGCGTGCGTCACCACTCCGAATTCGTTGAATGCGCAAACCATCCATTCAGTCGAGCACGGCCATTGGAGCGAAGCCACACGCAACAATTCAGGCTCTTTTAGTTGCGCTTCGCCCTGGAGTGTCAGATAAATTTCCGTCGCGGCCTGCGCCATGTCGGCGGCCAGGCTGAAGGCCTTATCGGCTTCGCTGTGCAATCCGAGCTTGCGCAGCCGGCGAGCCCTGGCGAGCTCGGCTAATCCCGTCTCGCGGAGTTGTTGCGCCTGTGCCGGCCGGGTGTCGTAAATCTGCGCATCGCCTTTCCAGTTCGGATTGCGAATGTAAAGGCCTACACGCCCGCTTCTCGCGCCAGGATGCGGCAATACTACGTGAGGACTAAGTTTTAGTTTTCCCTTGCCGGTCACTTTGCCGAGCCGGTCATAAAACTGCTCAGGGGAAAGGATCTCGCCTTTTCTCGATTCCAGATATTCGTCACTGGCCAATTTGGTTTGTTCGGGTAACCGCTGATCGTGAGGCGCCGGTATCCGGCCCTCGTCAATCATTCGCTTTTCTTTTTCGTCGGTCACTTTGCCGTGGGTTCGCGCCTCCGCCATTTCCCACAGCATGCAGGTTTTCTCGATGGCTTCGTGACCGGGCGCTTCGCGTATCTCCTGACGCATTCTGTCAATCGCCTCGATCACCCGCGGGTGACGGCCGAGAAGATCGATTGTCATGAGCTCATCATGCGTTCGGCGGAAGTCCTCGAGGCTTGGTTTCCCGCCTTCCGGCCGCGGTCCGAGCGCCAGGCCCATTGCTTCTAGCTGCTCGCGGCCCTCGATCTGCTGCGGATCCGGGATGAAATTGCCGGCGTCGATCTCCGCCGCGGCCTTCATGATTTCTTCATCGGCCCAATGTTTTTTAGGGGCGCTCTGATCCTTGGGCTGGATGATGACGTTTCCCATCTCTACAACTTTTCCGGTCATTGGGTTTGCTCCTGTTGCCGTTCGCGGGCGCCTTCTGTCACTGTCTTTTGGATCATGGAAGCGATGAAAGGCCCGTAGCGTTCGGCCTGCGCCCCGCTTTCGAGAGCGAATAAAAAGTTCTGCGCGATTTTAGGATTAGTTTTCAGAGCGTTCATTACCGCGCTATAGGCCTGTACGGCGGCTGCGCCCCCACCCGCGATTAGAGAACCTTCCGCCCAGTGGCCCACAAGCGAACCGGCCGCGGCGCCAATTCCGGCCACATGCGCGGTGCGTTGCATAAAGAGCCATGATTTTGCGACGTTTCGCGCACCGGCATTAAAAGCCTGCCGCTGCGCTTTAGTTTGGTTGGCGCGCGCCAGGTCCTCGAGGGTTTCGAGCCGGCCTGGTCCTAACGCTTCCTCGATTGCTCCGCGTCCGTGGATCTTGACCGCCTGTTGTAATCCAGCCATCAGCTTTTTACCATCGAGCCCTCTTTCGGCCATGCTTACCTGGCTTGCGCCTGGAACTGCATTGAAACTCCGGTCCCATATTTTGCCGAAGTCGCGCAGCTGGTAGCTCTGCCGGAAGCTGGATTTCAGCGAGCTTTTCATTTCCTGGCTAATGCCGGAAGAATCTATGAGCGCGTCCATCTGCGCCTGCTTGGCTTTGTAGAGCTCGGCCGCGCCGGCTTCGCCCTTCCATACCGCGTTTTGCGCCGCCGCGGTTTCGGCATTTAGTTTTCGGAATTGCCCGCCCGTTAGTTCATCCAGCCTGGTATAGCCGGCATCGCTTACTTGCGTGAGCCGGTCCGCAGCGCCGGTAAAGTCGTGAACCTGGTTCAAGACGTGATCGATATTGACTTGCGGCATGACCTCGCGCGTGGTCGCAACGGCCGGCGCCCCGCCGGGCTGGTTCATCATCACGGTTTGAGGCTTGCGCGCGGCGTTGATGTCTTCGAGTGTCGGCCTGATTGTTTCCTGCGCTTGCTGCGCGTAGGTTCCGCCGGCTTTTACGTTGGCCTCGGCGGCGGCTTGGGCGGCCTCGGCCGCCGTATCTCTTCCCGTTCCCTTGACGGCCGTTTTAAGTGCCGATCCGGTACCGGCCAGAACATCCGGAACTGGTCCGAGAGCGCCAGCGATTGCCGCAGACGTGCCCGCGGCGCCTGGGTCGCCAGTCTTTGCGAAGGTCTGCGCCCCGGCAATCGTCCCTTGTTTAGCGGCCGATGCGCCAATCTTCAGCAGTTTGCCGATCATCGGAACTTTGTCAACGATATTGGCCAGATTGGTAACGGTTTTTAGTTTCTCGGCAGTATTCATGACCATGCCGGTTTTACCAAGCATTCCTAGCAATTCTTCGCCGGTCATGAATTCCCCGATATTTTCAACCGCCTCGCCGGCGTTCTCGCGCCATCCGTGGCCGGGCTCGGCCGCGAACATTTGCAATTCGGTTTCCGCCCTAGTCGCCGGCGTTTTATCTAAGCCGGTTACAGTTTTCGCCAGTCCTCGAGCTCCGCCGATGATGCCCTGTAATGGCCCGCTAATAATCGGGTGCTTATCAATCCACTGATCGACGCGCGATTCGTCCAGGGGATCGGCGGCATGATCACGAGCATATTTTTGCAGCGTGGCTTTATCGCTGAATAAATGTCCCTGATCGAGAGCAGAATGAACTTTGCTATACGGAACCTGAATGGTTGGCCCATTGCCGGGGCTAGACATGCTGTAAGTGCCTTCGGGGGGCCTGCTAGCATCCTGAGAGCTCAAACTAGCTGCAATAGCGTCCTGGGCAGGCTGTGGGCGCGGCGGCGGGGCATTTGGTGCATTGGCTGGTATGGCCTTCGACATGTCGAAAAGCGGTTGCGGCGGAGGCTGATTGATTGGAACAGCCTTCGACATATCGAAAAGGGGAGTCGTGCTCATTGAACGACTCCGTAATCAACTGTTCCTTGGTCATTCGTCCAGTGGTTTTTCCCATCCGGCCCCGGAACTTTATGCGTTGCGCCTGGCGGCGGCGCACCCGCGGCCGGTGGCGCCGCCGGCGGCGTGATCCCGGCTGTTCCATAGCGTTTTTGCAAGAATCGGTTGTTTTGAATCATGCTGGTTCGTTGTGTTTGCAGTGCGGAATCTAAAATCTTAGCCGCGCCTTCAAGATTTTCCATTGTCGGGCTTCCGCCGAGCATATCTTTAGCCTGTTCTAGTTTTTTATCCGTCTCGCCGCCACCTAAAAGCGGGTTGCCGATCAATCCGCCAATCGAGCGCCGCGTCTCGGCTATCGCGGTTTCCATATTTTTTGCGGTGGTTTCACCGAAAGCCCGGCGCACTCCGAGGATGGGCGAATTTAAGAATCCATAGCCGGTCAAATTGGCATCTCTGGCTAGTCCAAGCATTTGTTGCATGTAGCCGGTTTTCGGATTAACTATGCGGTCTATGCCATCGAGCGCGGCCTGAACTTTGGGATCTTGCGCGAATCGATTTTCCTGTTCAATGATGGTTTCGCTCCAGGGCTGGCCTTTTTGATTGCCAATTTCAACCGCGCGCCCCATCAATGCATTGGGATCGAGTCCCATTCCTTTCGCCTGGCGCTTCAAATCCTTCGGCAACAGGTCGCCGGTATAGAGCGATTGCGCCATTGCTTCAAACATTGGGTTCGGTGTACCGTCCGGGTTATTTGCGCCGGTTTTGACGGCATTCGCGCGCGCATCCGCCGCCCGCGCTTGCGCCTCATGCTCTGCAATTTCACTCGGTACAGCAGAGGCGCGCGCTCTCGCGGCCGCGGCTTCGGCCTGGTGTTGCGCAATTTCGCTCGGTACGGCGCCGGCCTGTGCTTCTTCCTTCGTTTTCGTCGCGGCTTTTAGATCCTGCTCGGCTTTATCGTTCTTCCATTTCATCGCGGCATTGCCGGCCGAGGTCCAGCGGTCATCGCGCTCCGCCTGCGTCATAGGCTCGCTCGCCTGGTGCCAGTCATATTGGCCTGTAACGCTGTTAAATGTGGGGAATTCCGACCCTGCCGGAAGCATAGTTTGCCCGTAGCCTTGGGGAGTTTTCCAAACGGTGAAACCATCCGGCTTTCCATCGGTGTAATGTTGCGTGAATTCGAGCGAATGATTGTTAACTAAATCCTTCATCAAATCGGGATTGACTCTTCGAATGTCGCTCAAATCGCCTGGGTGCGTAGTCACGCCTAAATTCGTTGCACCGGATTTCGTTAACCTGTCCTCCTGGCCTTGCGAGAATTCAAGATCATGCTGCGTTGCTTCGACTTGCAGGCGCGTATTTTTCCAAGCCTGCTCCGCGAATTTCATCCTAAGCATCTGGTTATTGGCGTCATCTAAAACTTTTTTATCCATCTGGGCGGCTTGCCGGTCGGCCTGCTGCTGCTGCATTTGGATCCCGGCCATTGCTGCGCGGCCCTGCCCGCCCGCACCCTGGCCGGCCGCGTAACCGGCGGCGGCGCCCATCATAGCCTCGCCGGCGATCCGGCGCCACTGTTCCCCGCGCGTCATGGTGTGTTGCTTGATGTAGGTATTTCCCTCCTGGTCCTTGCCGAGCTCCGGCGTGTGCTTGCCTACCAGGGCATCACTGATCGAATCCATCACGCCGAGCATCCCGCCGCGTTTCATCGAAGTCACTACGGGCGCGGCCGGCGGGGGGGTTGGGCGAGCAGCTGCCGGCGCCGCTGCTGCCGGGGTAGCTGCGGCCGGCGGCTGCGCTGTCTTCATCCAGCTTTGCATTGCCCCGGCTTTTTCCGCGGGGCTTTCCCCTGGTGTTGTTACTTGCCCGCCGTTGGGTAAATTCACCTGCCCGGTTGTCGCTGCATCATCTGCCATTTATGCCCACCCTGTCGGCAAAGGTCCGCCGCCGCCTGCGCCGCCGCCGCCGCCTCCGCCAAAACTAAGCCCGCCGCTTAGAAATCCTCCGCCGATGGCGCCGGCCGCTCCGATGGCTGCGTTTATCCATGAATTGTTTTCCTGTGCAATCTGGTTCGCAGTTGTACCCGCGGCGGATCCCGCGCTCGTCGCTGCGCCCTCGAAGCCTAGCGGGTTTTCAGCCGCTCCGATTTCTCCTAAGCCCTGGCCGGCCGCAAGCCATTGCTTATATCCCTGCTGGTAATTGGCTTCCTTGATTTGCGTTAACTCCTGACTCTCCTGGCCGGCGGCGGCCTGCGCGGTTTCAGCTTTCAGTTGCGCAGCACCGCCGCTTCCTACCAGCGAATTGCCCCCACCCTGCGCGGCGAGTTGTTCATTGACAGCTTTTGCCGCCGCGGCATAGTTGGTTGCTGTGCCTGCGATGGCCTGGCCGGTCAATGCCTGTTCTTCGGCCGGGGCAAATCCTTCCTGGCTCGGCCCCAACTGAAAGATGGATTGGAATTGCTGCTGCATCAGACCGAAAATGACTTGCTGATTGCCGTATCGTTCCATAGTCAACTGCTGCGCCTCTTTGTAGGCATCCATTTGCTCGCCTTGTATCGTGTTTTGGGCTCCAGTACTCCCGCACATGATTCAAACCCTCATTTCTGCTATCGGCAATCGCTTGCATAGCTTTCCGTTGGTATTCACGAATCCAAGACGCTTTTCACAAAAACTAATCAGCCTTTCATTTTTAGAATCGAAACAAATCTCATCGACATTTTGCGCATTCGTCTCGAGCCACGCCATGCCTTCGAGTAATGCGCTTACCAGCCTTTCGCGTGGAAGATTGGGCGCAAATTGAACATGGATTTCTAAAATGCGCTCCGCAATCCTGATCCCGCGGAAAAAGAAAACCGGACCGTCGCGGTCAGAAAGCAGCCAGCAGGAATCGTCAGCAATCCAGAAGCGCGGGGGCACGCGGCCGGCGTGGTCGGGATCCGAATCCGTCCAGGCCGCGGCTAAGGGTATATCCGAGAGCACAGCCGAACGCAGCAAATAGCCGTTGAACGTGAAGTACCTCACTTTTGGACCTCCTCTTTACGTTCGTCATCCGTTGATGCGTAGATGCCCCAATCTAAAAGCTGATCCCCGTATGCCTGCGATCCGTAATCAAACTTGGTCAGAATGCAATCGCCCGTATCCGCCACTCCGTTTTGCGCGAGCGCGTAACGATCCGAGAAAACAGACTTGCTCGGGGGAGTATGCGGCGGATCTGTGCTGGTGATCTCTAAAACATTCCATGGCCGTTCTGTACTCGGTGCGATTTCGCCCATTAGAACGCTCACCACCGGCCGCGCGCCCACGGCCGAGCTCTTGGCCGAGATATGCGCGACTTCGGCCCACTGGCCTGTGGGGCAAAGGATATTGACGCCTTTCGCGTCCCAGGCGGGGTAGGTGAACGGAGTAGGACTCGACCAGTCGGTAAAAACCGTTCCGCTTGTGTCCCTCTTGAGGATTGCCTTTGTTGTTCCCGAGGGTGGACCGATGAGCAGATCAAAAACTCCTGGCGCCGTCTCGACCGACTGAACGGCGCTTGTCCCGCCTCCAATCGCCGCGTATGGCGACCACACCAGGCCGCTTTCAGGGGGCATGAGAGCCGACATGCGGAACCATCCGACGCCGCCATCGGCTACGTACATAGCCGTTTCGCCGGAGCTCTGCACATGCCAGCTTAGAAATGTCGATGCCGCGGTAAAAATCTGGAAATTAAAGCCGGCTGTCGTCATTTTCTGGAATTGATCACCAATCGGGAAACCGACTTCGGTATAACCGCTCTGCGGATCGAACGGGTATTCAACGCGGATCGAGCTCACTTTCAAATTCGATTCCATCAGGAAAATTTCTGTGCCCATCACGTCGAGCGCATCGTAGCTCGCCAGGTTGATTTTCCGGCAATAGGTCGTTGAATAAAACGGGTTGTTGCCGGTGCCGGTCCCGAGGATGATTTCGATTCCCGAGGTTGTAAAAACCAGCATTCCGCCGTTTTGAACGGTGATGGGTAGCAGTTTGATCACAACCGCCTGGTAGGTGAAGGAATTCAGGGGCGGGAAAGCTGTGTTGCCGTTGCCGGTGATGGTATCCGGCCCGCCGGAATAGTAGACGGTATCGCCCACGAAGCCCCAAATGCGTTGCAGATGGTAGACAGGCCCGGTGAATCCTAAAGGCGGAGGATCGCCGCTGTTAGCCTGTGGAGCGGAGATAAATGGATTTAGCGCCGAGTCTGGCAGCGTGTCGATAAAATTCCAGTTCGTTGACGCACCAGGATTAGGAATTTGCGCCAGCAGAAGCGGGGTAGATTGGCCTTGCGGAGTCCTCCAGATCCAGATTTGATCGACTTGCGGATCGTCCGAGCCCGGCCCGGAGACGGCCGCGGTATAGGCACCATTTGCCCCGATGATCGTTCCAGTATGGTTGAGGGGTGTCAAGGGCGCGGCCGTGCTCACGCCTCCGTCAATCGAATGAAAACTATAGGAATAACTGACGGGCGCGGAAACTAAAACCGTCCCGGCACCTAAGCATGTCCAGGTCAGAGCTCCATCTGTCGTCGTCGCGCCTACTGTTGTCGCCCAAGTCGCCGGCGGGGATGCGCCGCTATTGCCCCCGCCGCCGTTCGTCACCATTTGCAGGTTGCCGTTTAAATCCAGGATGGTTGCGAAAGCCGCGTAAGAAGTCGTGTTGAGTCGGGCGCCTGGCCGGCCGCCGCAAACCCAGACGCAATCGCCGTCTGTGGTCAGATTGCCGAGCCCGCTTAGGAATTGCGGAGGGGTGGCGCCGGTAATGTAGGTTCCCGCGGCCGAATTCAAAACGGCCTGCACATTGCCGTTTGAATCGATGATCGAATACCAGAGGCTTAATTGCGCTGAGGGGCGCCATTGCCGATTCGCCGGATTCGGGGTGACAACCGGCGCGACGGTGGGCGCCGCGGTCTGCCAGTCGTAATAGGGCGGCCCAAAATTCAACCACGTCAGAGCTCCGTCTGTGGTGGTCGCGCCAATGCCGAGCCAAAACGGCATTGTGGATCCGCTTAAACCGGATCCGCTCGAGCTTCCGGTTGAGGTCGCGCTTCCTGTATCCGCGGCCGGCCCGTAGAGCGTCGAGATAATCGCCGGGAAATAGGCCAGATTCGGCGCCGGTGAAAGATAGGTGTTGTTGACATAAACGTTGAGGGTCTGATTGTTGAGGGCGGTATAGCTGGTCAAGCCGGTAAATGTTACCGGCGTGCCCGCCGGCCAGTTCACAGTGCTCGAGAATGTGACCGCGATGAAATAGTGAAAAGGCCCGAGCGGCAATCCTAGCTTGCTGCGCACCACCTGAACCTGACTGATGTTCGCCGTTCCGGTGGCCTGCACGACTTCCGCATTGCCGTTGGAATCGATGATTAAATCTCCAACGTTGTAAAGCGTGCTCGCCTGCCAGACTTTAGACGAACTTAAAATTTTCTTCTGTTCTACTCCATCTCCGAAATAGAGAACCGGCCCGAGATTCAGGAACCTGGCCTTGCCGGCGCCGGCCGCTTTGACGGCAATAATTGATTGCTGGCCCGCCGTGGCGTCATAAATATTTGTCGTTGTGTCGGCAACCACGCGAACGATTTCCGTTCCATTCTGGACATACTTCCACGAAAAGAAGGATTGAACGGCAGGGAAGGCATTGCTGTTATAGACAACCGAGCCCGGCCGCCGCTTGTCGGTGAGCGCGGCCGTAATCTCCCGGTTGGTTCCGTCCCAGATTGAATCGAACCTCGAGCCCTGGTAGAACTTTTTAACCAGGTAGGCGGTTGCTGCATCACGGTAAGGCGAGCGTTGTGTATAGAGTCCGGTGAACTGCTCGGCGCCCATGGTGAGCGCACCGTAGCGCGTGGGGTTAGTGGTGGCGCCGGCGGCTGCGATTGGCCCGGCCACTGGCTATTGCCCCCGCCCGGCTACGCCGCCCTGAACCGCTCCCTGGCTGCGTGCGGCTGTGCGTGTGTCGCTCAACCACTGCGAAAGGAATATTGCCTTGGCCTGTTCATCGAGCCCGTCTTGAGCCCCCAGGAGCGAACCAACAAACTCCCGTTCCCAGATGGCGAAACGCGCATCGTTGACCAGAAGCGCGGCGAGCGATAGAAAGCCGGTGTTGTAGATGTAGCCGAGCTCGTCGGGGATCACTCCCCAGGGATTGGCCCAACTGGTAATGAGTTTCGCCTTCTGCTGGTAGTCAAACCAGGCCGTGTAGTTCTGGTCGGGGATCGATTCAAATCTAAAAGTTATATTTCCGTTGTTGTCGTCGTATTGCGGTGCGACTTCGGTCGGCCGGCGGGTCCCGCTGGTCTTGGCGATGCAAACCGAACCTTTTAGCTGCATGATGCGACTGTTTGAATCGGTGAGCCATTGGGCCTCGATGCGGCCGAGATTCGGAACACTGACGGTGTAATCCGTTCCGCCGGCCGTCGAGATGGAAATATTCAAACTGGCGCGATTCTGGCGCCAGATGAAGGGCGGTCCTAAGACTTTCTGAAGAATGATATTGGCCATCGTTAGCGCGGGCTCTTGCCCATTGACGTTCAAACGCTGATTTTTTATAAGCGTCTGAACGTACACTACCGAGTTCATAACGTTCTGAGTGATCGCCATCGCGGTCCCTCAATAGGGCTGGTCGGCCGTGTAAGGCATATCGTTTTGCCAGCGCCTTTCAACCGGCTGCGTAATCGGCACAAGCTGGTAAGCGTCGGTTTCCTTATTGGCCTGGCCGGTCATCACCACGAGCGAGGCCATCCATTCCGCGCGCGCCTCCTGCCCGCGTTTTAGATCCCCCGGATTCGGGCTCGCAATATACATGCCCGCTTCGAGCCCGCGGAAGAAATGCCGGCTGAAGCTGTCGGGGATCGGATCGAGCATTTGCGCGAAGGTGGTAAAGCGCGGCGGTTCGATCTGGTAATACGGCAGGATTTGATAATTAGGCGAGGTCGCATTCGGAAGCCAGTCCATTCGAAACCCCTGGCTGGTCGGTGATACGCAAACCCACACAACGGCGCTTCCGGGTATTCCATCGCTCACCCTGGCGCCTTCCGCGGAATTCGCCGGCAATGATGGCGGCGTGGATCCGGTAGTACCGGCGCCGTTGGTCGTGATTACATCTACGATGAGCAGGTTCCCGTTTGCGTCGATCATGCTCATGATCGGGTTTTGCGGGTTCGGCCCCGGAGTCAGCAGCGGGTAAAAAGTTATATTCGGCCCCGGCCACGTTCCGAAATTCAGATTCTTGTTGTACATCCAACTGATTTGCGAAGGCCGCCATCTGCTGAGGCTGGTTCGTGTCAGTTGTTTTTTCCATGTAACGGCCCCGTCCCAATTGAGCGGCTTCGGTAGAACTGTGTTATTGATGTCCAGAATGTCGCAATCTTCGCCCCATCCGATGATCCCTCCCGGCTGTGCCAGTTGCGGATAATCCTGTTGCCATGAATTCAACTGAAAAGGGATCGCGGCCGCGCGATTGAATTTCCAATTGAAGCGGGTCACGTCTCCGCGACCATCCACGGCGCCGCCCAACAGATCGGCTATGACTTCGCTGGCAATCTCGAGCGCGAGCGTATCGCCATAACCGGAAGGCCCGCCGCGCGGATCGGGGACTCCTTTGGCGGCGATGGTATCGAACACCGTTGCCAGCGAGATAGTCGAATTCGGCATTTTTTACTTTTTCCCTTTTTTACTTCTGCGAGCCGTATTCAAGGCAATCGCAACGGCTTGTTTCTGTCCTTTGCCCGCGACCATCTCAGTTTTGATGTTCCGTGAAACTGCGGCTTTGCTCTTGCCTTTGACGAGCGGCATGGTTTATACCACCTGACGGTTATCGCGTCCCTGCGCGTAGCTGTCGCACGGCGCCGGCATGATGACATTCGCGCCTGTCCGGTCCTGAAAACTAAAAGTTTTACCGCAATGCATCGCTCCGGCGGCCTCGGGCGTCAACTGGTCTTGCGCATGCGTTACCAGGGCCTCGAATTCCTCGAGCTCGCGGTTATATTGCGCCACGCGCGCTTTGGCTGTCGCGGGTGTTTCGCCCGGCAATACCGTGGGGTTTTTATTGGTCGGCAATGGGGAGAAGACGCGCAGCGGGCAATTGGCGCACATGATCAATTGCCGTTCATCGGGCAGGATGACGACGCGCAACGCGCTTGGCCCGGTGCCCTTGCGTTCCCGTCCTGGCGAACCGCCCTGGCGATGCGTACAGCCGCGAATGACGGTGGCGCGGTCGGTAAGATCGGCACGCAGTTGCGATTGCCGCTGTGCATTCTGACGGCTGCGGGTCTGGCGGTCATTCTTCCATTGCGCATTGCGTTCGCGCGCTTCCTCTAGCTGGATTTGCGCCGTTTCGAGTTGGACCCGCTTAGTTTCAGCTTCGATTTCCGCAAGTGTGGTTTTGTCTGCCATGCTTTCGCTCCTTTGGATAATGCCAGGCTCACCCCGCGAGCCTGGCCGCCTTTTATTTTTTCTTTCTTACTGCTGTTGGTTCGACCACTCTGGCGGAGTGGGGTTGGCTTGACTGACTTTTTTTTTAGAGTCGTCCTTATCGCCGGCTGAGTCGCCGGCTTCATCGCCACTCTTGGCGGTGGGCTCGGCATACATGATGCCGTGGTCGGGGCAACGCCAGACTTTGCCGCCGGTAGTGTTGTCTACGCCTTCCTCGCATACTTTCCCGCAGCGAAGGCAATATTTGGGCTTCGGTGGGGGCTCGCCGGCTTTCGGTGTCGGTTGCTCGTCTTTCTCTTCGTCGGTCATGGCAAATGATCCTTTCGCGTTACGCTGTGGTATCGCGCGTTACGTACTGTTACGTGGTTTGCGGGACTGCGACGGCAATGCGCGCGCGGCTGGTCGATGCCGGATCCGGGGGCAGGCCCACGCCGAGAATCGCGTTATAGCCCGTCCCGGCCATGATGAGCCCGTTAGGATCATAGGCCGTCTTTGCCACATATTCCCCCGCCCACAAGTTCATGTTTTCCCATCGGGGATCGAGTTGCGTGTGGCGCTTGTTGGGGAAATTGATGAAGATAATCGCGTTGATCCCGGCGAGATAGGTGGAAACGCCCGTAGTGGCGCCGCCCTGCCAGGCCGCATATTGGGTTTGGTTGGTGCTCTGGCGCCAGCGGGCGCCGAACAATTCTAAAATTTTGGTCGATCCCTGGCCTTCGTCCGCGTTGGTCAGTTCTTCAAGTTTCAGCTGGCCGCTATCGGTGTGCTTCCAAATATCGACAATTGAATTGTTGCCGTTGTCGATCTGCATATCTCCGACGAAGAACGGGTGAATCGACCCGTTATACGTGCCCGATTTCATCGGTGGGACGGTGGCGCCGCTCAAGCTGGCCGGCATCTGCTCGATAATCGCTTTTGTAAACGGGTAGGGCGTCGTCAATGAATCCTGGTTCGCTGTGCGCGTGTCGAAGGTGCGCAGATAGTCGAACATAAACATCACCAAGTCATCGACAGTCTGGCTGAGTTGATAGGCCATGTTGCGGCGGTTTTCCTCGAGGTCATTGCTGATCGAGGTCATGAACGCCAGGTCTGAAATGTTGTTGTAGTTCGCCCATTGGCCTACCACGATGTCGCGGAAGTTCACGCTGATCTGTTCGGGCGAATTGATGGTCCCTTCCGTCTGTTGCGTGAGGTCTGGGCCGAGCGGAACAGACATAAAATTACGGAATGTCTGACCGCTTTTCTCGGGAAGGTCCATGTGGGTTGCAAGCAAGAGCTTATTCAAATACATATAAAGCCATTGCATGAAAACCCGGTTGTAATGGATCGTCAATCGCGCCTGCGGCATATTGGCGCTGGTCTGCGCCGCCGGGCTCGGACCGTCGCCAAAGGTCGGATTCTGCGCCGCGAGCGCGGCGGCTTGCATGGCCAAAGAGGCCGTCACAGCGATAGCGCCGCCAATGGCGGCGATCAGCTGCACAATTGGCCAGAGCACGTAACGTACTAAAGCCAAACTAAAATTTAGCTGTGTTTCCCGCTTCATCGCGCCCACTCCTCGGGCGCGTGCTGTTTTAAGCCCGCGCCCCGGCGAAATGATATTCGCAAGCCGCGATGTAATCGGGATCGTTGAAGACTTTCATACGCTCTCGCTCGCTCATATTGCGTATCTGCTCCGCCGTGTATTTGATAGCCCTTGTTGGCGGTGCTTGGGGAGCGCTGAAAGTCGTGCTGCGCGCTCCCGAAGCGAACCGCGTGCCTCTGGGCCTCTCGGTGGGCTGAACCTGGCTCTCACCAGGAAACGCAGAAGAGGGTGGTGGGGATGAGGGGAGAATGGTAGAGTCTGGTTCTGCTCTCTCGAACAGTAGACCCTCCGTGGTCAACGTATTGAAGGCCTGTTGAAGAATTTCATGCGTCACTAGCCCCGGCTTTCCGCCGGCGAGGCGAATGGCCCTCTCGCCTACCAATTGACGGTTTCCGGCATGGGGAAAGAAATCCGGTGTCTGGGCTTCCCATTCCATCGCGGTGCGCGCGTAATTCTGTTGTGCCAGCTTGACCGGATCGAGCCCGGTAGCCGATTCGATCAGGGTAGCGACCGCGGCGCCGGCCTTGGCCGGGTTGCCTAGGTCCTGGGTTGCCTGCATCACTTGATCTGGGGAAATAACGCGCGGCGGCGGTACGGTGGCAGTCGGGGAGACTGCGGTAGGGGTAGGGTCCGTACCATTCATTCTCTGCGCCTGGAGTGCCGCCGCGCGCCGGGCAAGTGCCAACTGGGCGTTGGCATTCTGCCTCGCAAGCTTTTCCATGACTTCGGAAATATCGCGCCCATAGGTAAAAATCGGGTGTGTCCCATCCTCGAGATCGGTCACAAAACAGACTGTTCCGGGGTCGAGTGGATGCCCATTCGCGCGCTTGTCGCTCCAAAAGCCTCGCACGTCTTGTTCCTCCGTTTATAGTTCGCAGCATCCTTCTTGCGACGTGATGGCTTTTACGCCACTGTGAGCCCCGTAGTGGATCCCCGACTTTCCGACATGGGCTTTGGGACCGTTGTGCTCGCCCTTGTGGGCTTTGAGCACGTTTTGATATGCCGCGACCGCCGCGCCCTTACCGCGCGCCTGTTCGATTTTCTTAAAATTGCCGGTCGTTTTAGTTCTGCCGAGAGCATGAACCGCGGCGCGGCCGTGCGCGCCTTCCGGCTTGTGGCCTTTAGATGGAGGGTTCAATTTCATTGACTGGCCTCGCTTCTGCATCAACCGCCCAATTAAGTTCGGCAATGGTCGTTTTCCAGAGCTTGACTGTTGCCCATAGCTGGCTGAGTTGTTCGCCGTTTCCGATTGGATCCTCTTCCGAGAGCCGGATCGCCGCTTTAGTGCGTCCGATTGTACCCCGTTCTAGAAGTTTTTGCAGCACGGCCCAACCGGGCATTTGCCGAATCTCGCGCAACTGGGCTCTTTCCTCGCGGGAGAGCTCCCCGGCCTCTGGCGGCGCGACGGCGGCGCCGCCCGCGGCCAGTGGCAGGCCGGTAGACGGCGCTTCCTGGCCGGACCGCAAAGCGGCCAGTTCGGGGCTTAAGGGTATTCCGGCGAGGTATCTTTCGTAATTCTCGGTCGCCATCAGAAAAGCCTTCCCTGCTGCGCCTTTGGGGATCTGGGGTGCGGTACGGGCGCCGCTTCCAAACAGACTTGGCAAGCCTGTAGGCGCCCGTCATAGACCGTGTGTTGGGTGAACTTGCCGCATTTCTTGCACCAGGCGGCCGTGCTCACAGTCGATTTCGGGTAATGCTGCGTCATTTCTTTACTTTGCCGCTTACTTTGCCGACGATCCCCGGCGAGCTCTGCCCCGCCGCGGCCGGCGTGAAGCTGATCGTGCCCCCGCTCGCCTCGCCGGCGATCACGTTGATGTCGCATGTCGCGGTAATGGATTTGATACCCGTTCCGAGGTCCGCATCGGCTGTAGCCTGCACCTGGACCGGGCCAATCGGACCAACTGAGGTACAGACGGCGCTATTAGAATCGGCCGCCACCTCGAGAGTTAAAACAGTTTCATTGCTTGATGCCCATGTGGTCGGCCCGTCCACTGCGGCCGCGTTGCCGAATTCGTCTACCCATTCAATCGCCAGGTTGGCACTCGTGCCGGCCTGCATGGTGTTCGCCATATTTTCTCCTTTGAAAACAAATCGCCCCAGAGTGAAAGTGAAGATTGCCCGATAGCCTGGTTCCTGGCGTACATGTTGTACCACCAGGGGAGTTAAAAAGCTAATCCCGAGCTTATTCATGCTCCAATACCCTGTTGTAGAGCTTGCATGTCCGCATTGCGCTGGAGCCGGCCTTCTGCCATTGCGAGTTCATCAGGCCCGATTTTCTCAATCGCCTTTTCGGTAATCAATTGCTGCATGTCTTGCTGGCCTTTGAGTTGGGTTTCAGCCATCTTGTTTTTGCCGCGCTGTTGCTCTACTGCCATTTGGCTTTGTGTGCGCTGTGCCCCGGCGTTCATCTGCTGCACCATCTGTTTTTCCTGCGGGCTGAGAGGTACGAAAATGTCTTGCCAGCTTTCGAGCTCGCTCATGCGCTGGAAAATGTCTTCAATTCCCTTAAAATTGACCGTCCAGCCTTTCTCGTGCAGCCATTGCATCAGCTGCGGTTGCTGGACAATTTGCAAGAGGAATGGAATCAGTTGCAGGATGGCGGCCTTGGCCGCGAGCTTCTGGCCGGCTAAAACTTTAATTTCAAAATCGGCGTTGAGAAATTCCTCGGCGTCGATCTGATCCACGATGGCCTGGCCGAACCGGCGGGAGAGAATTTGCCGGATCTGCGCAATCGGCATGTCTTCGAGAACGCGATCCCATTGGAATTGGCGCCAGCGTTTGATAACCGTCTCGAGATGAAAGATGGGATCGGAGATATTCTCATCGGCCTTTCCGCCGGCCCGCTGCACGCCCGTAGCTGTGCGCATGGCGCTCGAGCCGGGTGTATTGACGTTTCCCTGCATGGCGATTGAATCGGCGCCTACAAGGTTCTCTCCGCCGCGCTTGGCCATATCCAAAAATTGCCAGACTTCGCGGGGAATCTCGGGCATTTTCATGAAGCCCACGGCCTTGTTTACATCGTGGCTCGGCCCGGTTTCGACCCCGAGCCATGTTCCGAGGCCGGTAATCGTGTTCTGCGTCGGCGCATTGCCCGCGGATCGGTCGTAGAGTACCGGCGAATTGAGGGGGAAGGCGATCATTTTCAAGCCTTCGTTGAGCATTCCCTGTTCAATGCGCTGGTCGCCGGCATTCAATCGGCCCTGGCCGAGTCCATATCCCGAATTGTCGATGTTCCACCATGTCGCGGAGTAGCCGAGCGCATGGGATCCTAAGCCGTGATTCTCGTTCCGAATCACCTTTCGCCGGCCCTGGTAGTAGAGCATTTCGCCTACATGCTTATCGGTCCAGCGCGAGATTTTCATGATCGGCTTGAGGGCGGGATCCGTGCTCACGTTGGTTTGCTCCCCGGCCGCATGGAGCACAATCGTCGATTGCGAATTCATGTTCTGAGCGACCATCGAGCCCTGTTGCGCGTCGCCATGCGGCGAAGTCTCGAAAAAGAAAGTTTTTAGATTCTCATCGTCGGGAATGTCCTTGTAGCAGTCGAGGTCGCGCATCTGTTGCAGGTCTTGAAGGGTCACATAATCAATATCGATCCGGTAACAGCCGGTTAGGTCCGGCCGGTTCGGCGTGCGCCACGTCTCCGCGTAGACCGTTGTACCCAGGCGGCGATATTCGAAGGTCGGCCAGCATTCTTTGACCGGATCTTCCTTAACGGTAAAATTGTCACTCTCCCAGGTGTTCACGATTCTTGGCGGCCCGGCGGGCATATCGATTTTTACCGGTGGAGTCTTGCGCCGCCTGGTCTTCTTGATGACGGTCTTTTCTTCCCATCCCGGCACGCAAATCATGGTTCCCTGTAGTACCTGGCATTCGATTGCGAGCGACATCATGTATTCAAAGTCCGCGTGTGCGTCCAGGACATCAAACATTTCCTGCCATGCGTTCAGGATGGTTTCGGCATTGGGATTCTCGGCCAGCTTCCCGCGTGGCTCGAGGATGGTTGGAGAGCTCTCGCCAAAGATCCCGCGGCGAACCTGGTTCGACATGGTGTTTCTGTTTTTGGCGACTAAAAATCTGGAGATGCGGGCGGGTCGGTTGGCTACCCTCCAGTCACGGTCATAGTTGGGGCTCTGGTAGAGATAATCACTATATTGCCATTCAGCCAACCAGGAATTTGTATCGATCCAGGCAATCGACCGCTGGTAATCCTGCCAGATGATCGTTGCCATCGCCTCATCGTCGTATACGTTCCCCTTGGCCCCGCCGCGGCCGAGCTCTACCTGTTTCTTTTGGATCGGTAAAGAAAGGTTATTCCCTAGTGGTAAACCATCCCCCGTTATCGTCGCGGCAATGTCTAGGCTGTTAGCCATTCGGATAGCTCCACTCTCAATTCGCTCTAATGTCATATCCTGGGATTCCCGGCATCAACCGACATCCTTTAGGTTTAAGCGGGGCGCGCAATTGCTGCGCGCTTACATCCACGCGAGCGACATCGCCACGGAATCCTGTTTCAAATCCAATCCATTCAAAAGGCAAGCCGCAATCCATACAATGAACCTTTATTTCTGCCACGAATGCATTTACCTGATTTTGCTTTGCTTCATACACCAGTCGATTCACTGTGACATCAGCATGAAAATTAAAATGAGCGCATTTATCCATCCACCCCCCCCGGCAGTGATGATTTAGCGGATTGGCTTTGCGAGTCGCACAGCCAATCTCCGTAATTGTTCGTCCACTTGATTGCGCCAAGAGATTGGGCGGTAATCGCCCGGCGAATAGCTGTGGGTAAGCCATCTCCACAAACAAAGCAGTTTCCATGCGATTCTCGAAAGGTGCGTGCTTTCGATTTCTTTTGGTTGAATCCAAGCCTTACCCATCCAACCCCCCCGGCAGTGGCGGCATTCGATACGTACTGATCGCGCCCATAGCGGACATTTGCGCCGCGGCCTTCTGTCGCGCCTGTTCATCCACTGTGGGCATTCCCTGTTGATCGAGGAAGGCGCTTACCAGAGCATCATCCCGGCGCCGGCGCTGATATTCAATTTCTTCGGCGCTCATGTTAGCGCGCATCTGCGAGAGTGGCACCAGCGCGGCAAATTTCGAGATGGCGTCAACGATGCCGTTCTCTTCCATCAATCCGAAGTGGAGAAACTGATTTTGGCATTCGACCCCTTTAGAAATTGCGGTCGAAAAGCAGATGCGCCCAACCTTCATTAAGGGTTCGATTTGCTCCATTGCGGCCGTGCGCCTGGCCTCGTCCTCTTCGTATTCGATCCACTGCATTTTGAAAGAGCGGTTGCGCTTGGCCGCTTCGTTGCGAACGTGGTTCATCACGTACTCAGAGCCCGGTACCTCGACAATCATGAGCCCATCGGCCTGATGTTCCTTGGCCGCGCGTACAATCTTTTCCGCCTCACCAGAGGGCGTATAGGTGCCTTGCCATGCATCGAGCACGTAGATGCGCCCGTCGAGGATCTTGGCCGCCGCGCCTTCGGAATATTTGGCCATCGATTTTTTCCCGCCATAGCGCGGGCGCCAGGCGATGAACACTTCACCGCCGAGCGGGATCCGCTCGGGTACAATCATGCAGCTGCGATAAAGTTTTTCATCGAAGCGCGGGATCGCCCCGCCTTGAGGATCGTTTTGTTGCTGCGCCATGAAGCTCTGATAATTTTGGTAAAATTTCTCGCGCAAACTTAAATAGCTTAGATTATGGAATTCTGCGAAGTGCAATTCCATTTCGTCTTCCGGCGGGAATTCTCCCGGCAACAGGCGCGTGCCGTTTTTCAATGTGAGCGAAGATCGCACCAGAACTTCCCAGTTTTCCGGATTCTGCTGCGCAAGCATGAGGCATTTTCCGTAATAGTCTAACGGATGATAACGGGTCCCTCCGATGAAGATGAATCCGCCGTCGCGCAATGTGTTCTCGTTCTGATCGCAGATATTGATTACATTCTCGCGCACCTCATGTTTAGCGGTGATGCCGCTATTGTCGGAGTCTTCAACATCGTCGTAATCAATGATGTAAGGGTGCCATCCTGATTGCGATGTGCGCGGGGAAGTGTAGTTAAGCGTATAGTCCAGGTCGCCCGAACCATAAGTTTTACGATTGGGCGTGTTCCACGATCCGGTGGGCCGCTTGTCTACGATCAATTGCGGAAAGAGATAGTGAATCGGCTTCGTGCCTGAACCTTTAGGCCGGAAGAATTGTAGCGCGGTTTTAAAAGATACCTCCCAGGCGAGCGGTTGCGTGGCCGAATTGTTGAGGATGGTTATTTCCTCGGGAAAGGCGCAGATCCATTGCAGGCGGTCAACACGTTTCAGGGAGGTCTTGAAACTGTGGCGCGGATCTAAGTGGATCCGCTTATGTTTGCGGTGCTGGTCACGGATCGGCACATTTGGATTTTTAGGAAAATATAGATTGACGGCCGGGCGGTGGGCGCGTTCGGTGAAGTCGTGATAACCGATGACCTCGGCCGCAAAAAAGTGATCCGTGATGAAGAGGTGACGGCAGTCCTCGCGGTATGCCGAATCCTCAGCGAGCCTGGCAACGTCGCAAATCAAGGCGCTATGCTCCTGGCTGTGGCATTGCCCCGCCGGCCTGGCCTTCGTCGCCTTCCGGTTCCGCGCCCCCGCCGCCGCCCATTGCATTTTGCCCGAATTGCTCAGCTACATGCTGGCCGGCTTCCTCCGGTGTGGAGCTCGTGGCCATGGGGCCGCGTTCGGGCATGGTAAACGGGTGGTCTTTGTGCTCTTTGTATGTAGCGTGATGGACGATACTACCGTCATGCGCCTGCGTTGATCGAATCTCATGCAGATGCAGCCTTTTTTTGCCGCCCTTGCTTTCTTTTTCCTTTTCGGCGGCCGGCTTCTCTTTTTCCTTCGCCATTGTTCCCGCCTCCTAGCCGACGCTGAATCTCTGAACGTTGATCGTGGTTGGCGTTCCGGCGGCGCCTCCGCTCGAGGTGATCGAGAGGGAAAGATTAAATACCGGGTTGCCGTTGTTGCTGATGCCGGTGGGCACGTTGCTATTGGCGAGAACGGGATCGATGGTGTTGTTAATCATCCCATCCGTTTTACCTGTGAGCTTGCCCGAAACCGAATCGTAGAGCAGTTGGGCGTGGATGAAAAAGGGCGCCGTGGCTGTGCTCTGGGTAACGGCGGTCGCGGTCTTGTGCAGCAGATTGCCAGCTGTCACGGTCGTCAGGGCATCGGCATAGAGCCCGAGCGCGATGGTACCGGCCGCGGTGGTCTTGATATACCCGCTCGCCACGACATCGACCAGCGTTTGCTCGTTGTTTGTGCCGGGGGGAAAAGCGATGCTGAGGGCCACGGCGGGGTTTTGCGGGCTTAAAAGTTTAGTTTCGGTGGCGACGGTGATAATCGAGAGGGCGGGGAGGGGTCCGGTCTGGCCGGCCTGGACGTTCAAGCCGGTTTGGTTGGCAACGCTGGCGGCGCCTGTAACGGCGGCGTAGGGTCTGTTCCAGAGTGACATTTTGGGGGAGTCTCCTTTAGGCGTAGAATCCGCTCAAAATCAGCACGATTCAGACAGAATCCGCCTGTTGGGAGGAAATTGCAACAGGTAAAACTACTGAACCGTTACCGTCCCGAGATGTTTTTCGAGGGGAGTCGCCTGCGGGGGCGAGCTTTTGGCCTTTTTGCCGGCCTTTTTCTCCGCCCTTTCCCTGGCTTTTTTATCTTTTCGCCAGGCGGCAAATTCGGCTCGTTCGGCGGGAGTGCTCGGCCGGTTGCAGGCCCGGCAGCGGGTGAGGTCGCGCAGCCGGCGGCGCTCGAGTTTGATGATGCGCGAATGTTCTTCTGAGCAGGTGACGGCTTTGCGGATCACGCGCGCCTGGTCGATCACCTGCCCGCAAACCACGCAATAGAACTTTTCGAGCGGCGCCCGCCGGTCAATCTTTTTTAAATTGGGCATTTGTCCTCACCTATCGCCTCCATTGCCGCCCGTACAAATTCCGCTGCCAAGGGAACAACCAAAGCGTTACCATAACCCCTCAGCCGACTGACTCGCGCTTTGCCTTTTTGGATGAGCGGGGAATAGATGATACGTTCCTCGTGCAGACGGTCGGGATAACTCTCAAGGCGCACAAGTCCCAAATCATCGGCAAGCCCATCAGCCAGCGACTCAGGGCCGGGTTCAACTGGCCGATACTTCCCGTCCCGGCAGTAGATCCATTCGGCGTCGGACCAGAAGCCATCCACGCCTGAGGGCCCAGAAGCCCGTTGATCGGAACCGTCCCGTCGCTTGATGAGTCCTTGTGGTCCCGCGTCGTCGGAGTCGCCCAGGTTGCCAGCATCGCAAAGTCGTGAACTGTTGGACTGGGCCAGTTTGTGAACTTCGCTACATGCTCCAAGCTGACCGTGTGCTTCCGGCCGTCCTGCGTCTGCCCCGTTGCGCTCATCCCCTGCACCGAACGGCCGCCGCTCGGCGTGTTGGGTGTCGGCCACGATGCCAGCGCCGCCGTGCAAAGATCGTTGTTCCAGCCCTTCCGCTCCGCTTCCTTGATCGCTCCATCCAGCGAGCGAACCGACTTGTCTGCGTTGGTGCTCATCGGACTGGGCCACGAAGTACAGTCTTTGCCTGATGTGCGGAGCGCCGACGCTCGCAGCGCACAAATCGGAGGCCCCGCAGGCATATCCTGCTGCTTCCAGATCAGCGCGAACAGCGGAGAACCACTCCCGGCCATCTTTGCCACCAACTTGCTCTCCAAAGACAACTGCAGGCTTGCGCTCGGAGATGAGGCCGTAAAAAGTGGGCCACAGGTGTCGTTGATCGGCATGGCCTTTTCGCTGTCCAGCGACCGAAAGCGGCTGACATGGACAGCTTCCGGTCCAGACAGGCTTGTCGTCGGGCCATCCTGCGAGCCTGAGCGCATAGGCCCATCCGCCGATTCCGGCGAAGAAATGACACTGGCTATAGCCGGCAAGTTCGCTTGCGTTGACATCCGTAATGCTCCTTTCGTCCACATCCCCCGGCGCGATCAGTCCAGCCTTGATAAGTTCCCGCAGCCACGCCGCAGAAAAGGCATCGATTTCGTTGTAATAGGCCGTCATTCGGCAACCGTCAAATCTTTTTCAGGTTGGGCATTCGTAAGCTCCTCCCCTATGCCGAGCATGTGCAGGAAGCGGCGATCCAATTCCTCTTCGCCCAATTGCGCTTTGAGTAGTTCGTAAACGTCCGCGGACACCCAGACGGTGGCGGAAGGAAGGTAAGGGTGGCACTTGATGACGATGCTCATTTGGCCTTAACACTAATATAAACTTTGCACCGGGAGCAAATAAATAAATCCTATTGTTCCACCAGTTGAACGGTGATTTGAACTCGTTCCGGTTCGTCGTAGATCTTCGTGTATTCGCTCGAGACGACCTGGGCGTCGTCTGCATAGATTATTCCGGTCATGCCATCGTGCGCGGCGCGCGCAAGTTTGTCGATGTCCGGTTTGACGGTGTGGTGGGTGCGGCGCGGTGCGGATCGCGGCCGGCGGAAGGCGAAGGTGATGGAGACGCGGACGGGCACACCAGGCCCGGCGAAGAGGCCTTCTATGCCGGCGTCTGCCAGAGCTCGGCGCGCGAACAGTCCGACCAGCTGCCGGTAGTGGTGGGTGCGGGGGTTGTCGGCTTTGAGTATGGCGACCGGGTTTCCCTGGGCATTGGTGGTGCAGATGCCGGCCATGCTTCCCTGGGGGATGGGCTCGGTTTCGACGGTGAAATGGATGGAGTTTACTTTGGTCGCTGGACTTTCGTAATCTGGCGTGCTGCTGGCTTGGACGTATCTAGTCCAGGCCTCGCGTTCCGCTTTCTGGCTCATCTTCGCCATAGTTTCCCCGCAAATCTTTCTGTTGACTGCGAATAGGACAAGGCGCAAAATTAGGGTTTTATTTTGAGTTACTTGAGCTTAAAAAGTAAGAGGGAGCTTTTGGCTCCCTCTTGGTTAGGCTCTCGCAACTGACGCGAGAAAGTTACCTAGCACGGCGACGGAAACGCTTTGCTTAGGCTGATGGAATAATCACTTAAAGTCGTAGAAAAAGCAAGTGATTATCTCGGCACCCTGAGCAAACTTTCACCCCGGCTTCATAAACCGGGCTGTTTTGCGAAAGGGTGTTTATGAGCGTTTATCTAATCGAATCTGCCTACCAGACCCGTTTAGGAAATCCCACTGCAAAAGGCATCCTGGTTTTCCTCGCTGACACATTGAATGGCGAAGGCTACGGATCGCCCTCCCATCGCTATATTGCCAATCGCACCGAGACTAGTCGCGCAACTGTGTTTCGGATGATTCAAATATTTGAGTCCATTGGGCTTCTCAAACGGGTTAAGAGTCCGCACGATGGGGCTTTTGCCGTGCAGTTGAATGTTGATTTACTCGGCAAGGATCTCACCGTTGCGTTTCGTAAGGCTCATGCAAAGGCTTGGAAGCACGTCGAGAGGTGCGCATGAGTATACAGCTCAAAGCGGTAATGGGCGCTCTAGGCCGGGGAATTCCATACTATCCCCGCCTGGCAGCTGTGGTCGGAGTGAAGGAATCGATTCTCCTGTCTCAACTGCTCTACTGGACCCCTCGATCTAAGAACGTGGATGGCTGGTTTTATAAAAGCGCCGAAGAGCTCTTGGAAGAGACTGGCTTGAGCTACAAGGAGCAGTGGCGCGCGAGAGCAGAACTGAAGGTTCGCGGGCTAATCGAGGAAAGGCATGACCGGGAGGAACATCGGATCTATTTTCGCGTTATTGAGACGACAATTGACGCCCTCCTAGACCCTCCTGAGGCCCCTCCCTCAGAAGTGGTACCACCTTCCAAAGAAGTGGCACCACCTTCCAAAACGGAAGGTGAGCACCTTCCAAACGGGAAGGTACCACCTTCCAAAACGGAAGGTACCACCTTCCAAAACGGAAGGTCGTTATATAGCAATGACTACACAATGACTACACAACGACTACATACAAAAACCTCGCAACCTGCGGTTGCGGATGTGCCGGTTGTGCCTGGGCGCAAGCAGTTCATCTTCGACGCCTATCCTCGCCGGGAAGGATCCGGCGCCGGCGTCAAGGCGATTGGCGAAGCCATCGAGCGCATTCGCAGGGGGGAGGGAATGATCCCGCCCATTCCTGACTGGAATGACGCCTACAACTACCTGCACAAGCGGACGCTAAGCTATGCCCGTTCTCCGGCCGGTTCCAGCGGAAACCACAAGATAGTTCCTCATCCGGCGACCTGGTACAACGAGTCGCGCTATCTGGACGACGAAAGCAACTGGCAATTCACAGGAGAGGAAAACAATGGCAGAGCAAAGACTAGCGGGAATCTCGCCGCGGCGCGAGCCGCTTTCCGAAATCTTGAAATGTCTGGTGATTTTGGCCGAGGCTCGTCAAGCGGCGATAACTCCGCAGACATACGAGGTTTACTCAAGGGAGATTAGCGGATACGAATTGCAGGACATAGCCGCCGCAGTGCGCAAATTCACAGTCATGCCGCGCCAGCAGTATGAAACCCCTTTTCCTGATCTGCCTACACTGCATGAGGCGATTTGCGAAATGAAGAATATTCGTCTCAGGGCTGTTCGTGAACAACGGGAGCGCATGGAAAGCGAGCGTGATCGGCGTGACCAGCAAGAGCATCCCGAAAACTACTTCGATGTAAGCCAGATGATCCATGACTTCGTGAAAAAGAAGGGGATCGAGGTTGTCGCTCCCAAGAAAAAAGCCACGCCATTTTGCGAGAAATGCGCGGCGTACATCGAGGATGAGATACGGCGGCGAATGGAGGCGTTCACGGCGGCCGATTACCGAGCGTTGGCGATTGTGGCTGAGCAACGGGAGGCGTTAAAGGTGCAAGAAGTCCGAGAAAGGGCTGTTTAAGAGCGTTCTAGGGGGCGCCACGGCGGTTGTAGGGTGCGGGTGGGGCTCCGCATCCTCCCGGAGGCTTCCGAAGCGTTCTAGGGCTTCTGGAGCGATTTTCGCCTTTCATACGCCTTTTGGGGGAGGGTCTAATGGCAATAATTCCGTTTGCGGTGCTGATTGCCTGTTGCGTGGCCTGGCTGTGGGGAGCCACGGAGATGCGGAAGATCGCGCTGGTATTGGTGATGATTTTCGCGGTTTTAATCCTGGCGGCGCTTAAAAACTAAATCGGCTTACGGCTTCTTGCGCGCTCGCTTGCGGGTGTGCTCTGGGTGCCTGAGCTCGGGGTGCGGGTGGGGGTGGTGCTTTTTCGCTTCCCGCGCTCGATGTTCAAACATGAGGTAAATGCCGATTGAAGAGGCGCCCGCTCCGAGGGCCACTTCGAGCAGATGCGCCCATCCGTGATGCCAGTCGAAATCGCGCGGGTCGAGCAGTTCTGCGCCCACCATGGAGGCAATTCCGGTGCCGGCCGCGAGGAAGCATGATGTTAGAAGCGCCTTCATTGGGCCTCAAACTTAAGATTTTTAGTTTTGAACGGAGAGCAAAAAAATAAAGTTAACAATTTTCTCACTCTCCGTTAATTAAATTGCTCTGGCGAGTTTCCCGCGTCTCCTCTCTTTCTCCTTCCAACCTAAAAGGGGAATCAAATCAAAACAACGAATTAAATTTAAACAAGGAAAGAGAACAAAACAACGAAGAGGAATCAAACAATAGACTTGACACGAATCATGAATCCAGTATAATGCCTAAAAGTATTCAGTTTCTTACTTTTTCCTACCGCAAGTTCATCTATGATCGGAGAAAGTAAGAAACTGAATACTTTTAGGCATTATACTGGATTCATGATTCGTGTCAAGTCTATTGTTTGATTCCTCTTCGTTGTTTTGTTCTCTTTCCTT